AAAGAATACAAAAGATAATCGATAGTTTAGAGAACAAATATACTCTACAGTTTAATCCTTCAACTTATGATAAAGTTATATTTCCACCAGGAAGTAACTTAATCCAAGGAGGAAAAAACGTTTTAGATTGGAAAAAAGTTGATGATAAGATTGACCAAGGCTATGTAATTAAGCCTCACCCTATTACTGCCCATGTATGGGTTGCGAAATATAAACAAAGATATGGAGCAGATAAAGTAATAAATAAAAAAGTTGGCGGACATGAAATACTTGAAAGATGTACTGACTTAGGGTTCTGTCCCAATAGCCAAATGGGAATAGAAGGTCTTTTATTAGGAAAGAATGTTCACTCTGTAGCCACTCCTAGAGTAGCTAGAGAAAAGAATCATTTAACCTATGAGTCTATTTATCAAGGAATAGCAGGGAAGGAATGTGGCTCAAGAACCGCACTCCTTAAGATACTATCCAGCAAAAGATCTGGTATAGTGTTTCATTTCGATGAAGATGCAGAAGAACGCGTTGAGGCATACCTCGAGCAATTTTGGGAATATACAGTAAAATGATAGATATAATTATACTTACAGAAGAATTTAATACTGAGATGACACTTAGTTCACTAGTTAATAATTCTGAAAACTTTAGAATCCACCTGTTCAACAGGAGGGGTATACTTGCGGAAAATATGGAGCCAACGATTAATTGGGCAATGAAAAACTTTAGAGAAGTATATAGTTACCAGACTCCTTTTGCATTTAGAGGAACCGGCTCCAATAGAATGGCAAGAGTATTGTTACAGTTTAAAGAGCATTGGAAAGACAAAGCTCCAAAAGGAGCACCGATAGAAAGAGTTATTGTGCATACTAAAGGTCCGAGAATATTTAACGGAAAATTTGAAGGCAATGTTCCAACAGTCAAAGCTATGGGAGACAAAGTCGTTTATTTCTCTAGAAAGCATCAGTATTTTGACCACCCATTCTATGGCAACTACTATAAAATATTAGAGTTAGATGCAAAGAAAGACGACCATGAAGAAGATTTCTTACTACTTAACTGGAAGCTATTCAAAGCTAAACCTAATAGTTACTTCTTTAGAGGTGGAAAAGCTACAAGAGAAAAGAATGCTAATGGCGAACCTTTACATGATACTGATTCATTTATTCTTTCAGCAAACGATACTGAAATATTCCGCCATATGAAAAGAATGAACCATGGGTACATGCCTTTATACTTTGATATGCGACTAGATGAATTAATTAAGAAAGAGTCTATCGGACCAAAAGATACTATGAATCATCATACAATGATGCGAAAAGCTTTCTCAATAAATATAGACCAAACTTATTTATTCTTTGACTACTACGATATGTCAACATTATGCTATATGGCAACGCCATGGGATATGTGGTCTAATCTAATTGATGATATTCCTCTTAACTTAAGAAGGGAAGGGATAAATGAAAGGATTTTACAGAAAGCGGATAAACAGAAAAGATATTTACGAAAAGTAGTGGAAGCAGGGTACCTGCTTGGTAAGATATAATAGGATAAAGTATAACATGGTTACGCCTTCTTTTAAAATGGTATTTCAACTCTGGCTGTTCTGCCTTATAGAGTCAATAAAAACTTCTAAAATTTCAACACAGATTATACGAATAGTTCGTCGAAAAAAGACTTAAACGTCCAGGATTTCTTCTTTCAAGTCAGAAAGAATTTCCCACTTAATAATACCATTACGCTTCATTTCTAGGGCGTACTCTTTTTCGGCAGGAACATTGTGTGGAATTGTATCTTCACTATTTCTTGGCATATGCCAACTATTAGGGTGAGATGCTCCAACTCTGATAGGAGCTTTCTTTGCAAAGAAGTCAAATCCAATAAGCGTAAGGCTTTTCCAAACCCATGCTTTCTTAATTAACCATAGCAAAGTTATAAAACCATTAGAAGGTCTTCCCAATATTACGTTATCTTTATAACCAAACTCACCATACAACTCAAGGAGTTCTTCATCACTAAACATTGTGTGAAAGTCAAACTCTAAACTCTTATCTAAATTTTTAGCGGTTCGTAAATTAATTCGTGTACGATTTAATAGTTTTGGTACTGTTTTTAATTTGGGTTGTTTTGCTACTTGTTCTGCTCTAAGAAAGCCAGTAGCCCATATATCTATTTTCTTACCGATATGGATATCTCTATCCCAACGAGGTATTCCTTTACCCATACGAATAACTACATCATGACTATCTATAAATTCACCCTTTTCGTAATTCATTATTTCTATTGAATTACCTACAAGGATTATATTTTTATTTTCTAGTATTTCTAAAATTTGTTCGTGTACCATTCCATCTCCTTTAGAGTTTGTTTATCTGCTTGGACGTCTTGGTAGTTTGCCCTATTTTGTACTGTTATCTCGGGTACTTCTAGCTCTGTAAATTCTGCCATTCTAACTAACCATTTGACAATATCAGCAACTTCATCATAAGACACACTAGGTAAATCTTCGTGATTGAGTAAACCGAGATTGATTGTAGTTATTCGGCAATGTTTGTCGCTATTATAAGCAAGGTTAGTAGCTAGATGATTAAGACTAGCTTTCTGTGCGCTATACATATAGCCTTTTGAAATGTTTGGTTGGGCAGCTCGTGAGCTTATATTGATTATGTACTTGTTAGTGTAAGGTTGCCATGCTCTGAAAGCTATGTCAAGTATTTTTGTTTGGTCAAAATCTTGGTGGGCGTGATTAATTAAAACGTCCCATTCGTTGTGATGTCCTTTTGAGAAGCCGTAAAACAATATACCATTCATGGTTATATCTTCTATACGCGGTGTAAAGATTTGGTTGTCTAGGCTTTGCAAAGCACCCGCTATGGCTGCTGCTAGTCCTGATGTACCTGTAATTGCTATGTTCATGTGTTATCACCATCTGTATATTTTAATTTTGATTTATCGAATTGTTTTCTTGCCTTTCTTTTAAACGACCATTCTAAGAATCTATCTATTTGTTCCTTAATTCTTTGCTTCATATTCTAGTACCATGTCGAATGACTGTTTCCCAAAGAGAGAGCCGTCTACACTACAACTATTGCAGGGTGACATAGTTCTATCTCCTTTTGCTAACTTACGTCTGATTTTCCTCATTGGTTTTCCAAACCAAACATTCATTAGCGTATCGTTTAATAAATTTCCTACTATATGTTCTCTACCCCAGTCGTTGGAGCAAAAGAGAACGTCTCCATTCCAATCTACAAACATTTTGTAGAAAGGGTAATGACACGGCTTACCTTGCAAAGATTGGATATCGCTGTCCTCTATACCGAGCCAGTCGATGGTACCACTTCTATTATTAAGAATTAGTCCATGGTCTTTCATACTCCAATGCATACGATACTTGTATCTCTCTGATGGAATGTCCTGCATAAGTTTATCGAAATGATAAATCTGATGCGCTCCGTCATACAGATTAATGTATAACAAGGATAAACCATTCTCAAAAAGGTCACTTGCATACTCTGGTGATAATCTATCCCCATTAGTATTGCACTCGATTATGTTGGAATGAAGATGTGTTCTAAAACTTTTAACTATTTCTCTAAACTGCGGATTAAGTAAATTTTCTCCAAATCCGCTAAGAGAGATTTTCCCACGATAATGATTGTCTGCAAGTTCCTTGGCAATCCTTGCTGCTCCTTTCGGAGTCATATGCAAGTTTCTATTCCCAAAGACTTCAGGGTCATGTCTCGGGCAAAACACACAAGTTCGATTACAAAGTTCGGTAGTATTTACTTCGACTGTAAGTATCGAATTAATTGGGTTTAGCTCTTCGTTAGAAAGTCTATTATGGTGCGCAGCTTCTTGCTCTCGTCTGTGCTCTAAAAAACTATATTGGTCGTCTTGTTTCTTCAAGGACAGTCCTCCATTCTTCTGCGTATTGAACATTCTCGTACCCTTTCAGCCAAGGACCGCCATCTGTAAAATGTACTGCCTTTGGATTATGAATATCGTAATATCCTACCATATTATTAAAAGTTGCGGGCAGACTACCGATAGGTTTGTCTGTCCATTTAAAGCCATGTAAATCACCCGCTGGGGCTTCGTTTACTTGCTTGTCGTCTATCTCCATTTCATCACAATTGATGTACATTAGAGATGACCAGTATTTGTAAGGATATGGACGATTTACTTTGCCGTCCATTTTTATTCCTTGTCGGGTTATGAGTTCAGGGTGTTTAACCACATGAACATCATGTTCTTCACTTTGATACTGTTCTAATTCTGCTGGGTCACATCTCCAAAGAAAGTCACCATCACAGAATAATGCATATCCGTCATACTCTGACAAACATGGAACTAGAAATCTAGTAAAAGCAAAGTCCGTAGCTTCGCCTTGATAGGGTCGAGTATATACTCCAGTATCCTGTAAGGCTGATTTCCTTAAAGGACGTATGGTGTGTAATTTAGAGAATCTTTCGATACTCGCCTTACACACGTCATACATTTCTGGGTGGTTTTCTTCATACCCTATAAATATTTTCACTTAACTAGTTCTGGGGTGAACTCCGCGTCGGGCTTCTTTAGTTCATCGCCGAGTTGGTTGATGTATGCCTGACGACCAGTAGTGAGAATAGCTTGCATTGTTTGTATTCTAGCTATCTCTTGGTCTGCAACCTGAATGTGGTTTATTACATTTTGGTGGTCATCGCTCAACTGGTCTATTGGGTATTCTGTCCCATCAATAGTAATTGTTTGCTGTTCTTCACTCATTTGAATATATCCTGCCAATTTCCTTGTGTACTAGCCTTAGCATACTCAGTAGCACGGTTTTCAAAAAAAGTTGGTATGCTCAACTGCGTTGACTTGCATGTCAATCCAAGGCAATGGGTTTTCTGTACTATGAAATATTTTCTTCATACCGATACCTAGTAACCTTCTGTCAGCGATATATCTAATATATTCCTTGACTTCTTTTGCAGTTAGATCAGGTACATCTGCTTTATCAAAGCAAATGTCAATAAAGTTATCTTCTAACTCTACTGTTTTTTCAGCTGCACAATATATCTCGTATTTTAACTTATCAGTCCATAATTCAGGGTTTTCCTGCATGAAAGTTCTGAATAGTTTTGACAAGCCCTCTACATGTAGTGATTCATCACGAATACTCCATGTAACAATCTGTCCCATTCCTTTCATTAAGTTATGTCTCGGGTAGTTAAGAAGAATAGCAAAGCTACTAAATAACTGTACTCCTTCTGTAAACGCACTATATACTGCCATTGTTTTTGCCATGTCATATGGAGTCTGCATGTTGAAATCTTGTAGATACTCATGTTTCTCCATCATAGCGCCAATATCAAAAAACTCTTGGTACATGTCTTCCGACTTACCTAAAGTTTCTAGTAGAAGGGAATATGCTTCCTGATGGACTGCCTCCATAGCTGCATAAGCAACTAGCATCATTCTTACTTCTGGCTGTTTAAATGTAGGTAAGTAGTGCTGGGCATAGCCTCCGCACACATCTACATCTGCCTGAGTGAAAAACTTAAAGATGTTATCTAGTAACGTCCTTTCGCCTTCACTTAATTTTTCTCTATAATCCTTAATATCGTCCTGTAGTGGCACTTCATCTGGTAGCCAATGCATTTGTTGTTGTTTTTTATAATTCTCAAATGCCCACGGGTACTGGAAAGGTTTATAATATTCTCTTTCTTTTAATAAACTCATCTTTATCCCTCACAACTTAGACATTCTTCTGCTTCAAATATGATTTCTCTCTTTGCTTCAGTAGTTACATTGTCTGCTCTTGAAATTGCCTCACTACGTAAATAGTAAAGCGTTTTTAGGTTTTTTGCCCATGCTAACATGTGCGCATTGTGTAAATCACCTTTGTTTACATCAGGCGGGAAGAATAGATTTAGTGACTGAGACTGACAGATAAATTCTTGTCTTTCTGCAGCGTGTTCTATTAACCATGCTTGATTTATCTCAACAGCAGTCTTGAAAGTATCTCTTTCGTCCTGTGTTAAGAAGTCTAGGTGTTGTACACTACCTCTTTGCATGATAATGCTTTTCCAAACACTATCACTATCTTGTCCATGCTTTTTAAGAACGTCAATTAAGAACTTGTTTTTTAACAAATTACTTCCTGACTTAGTTTTCTGTGTAAAAGCGTTAGCCCTAAAAGGCTCAATACTTGGACTTGTATTACCGCATATAATACTAGAAGAAGCGTTCGGTGCGATTGCAAGAAGATGTGCGTTTCTTACTTTGCAAGAATCGTCATCTGGGCAAGCACCTTTTTCTACTGCTAGTTTCTTTGTTGTTTCCATTGCGTCATGCTTGATACGGTCAAACATTTCTACATTCACTGAGGTCGCTTGCATACTTTCAAATGGTACTGCCATTTTCTGTAAATAAGCATGATACCCCATAGCACCGAGACCAATACTTCTTTCCCGCATAGCAGAAAATTTAGCTCTGTGTAATTGGTCAGGTGCTCTAGCGATAAAGTCATCTAATACATTATCTAACATTCTCACTAGGTCTGGAATAAAGGCTGGGTGGTTCTTCCATTCATCATAGTATTCTAAGTT